GTTCCTCGGTGATACCCTCTGAGCCTTTATCAGCCTTACCAGATAGCGTAGTTTTAATTTCTTTGATATCTGCACCCACGGCTTGGGCGAAATCATGTAATTTACTCATTTATGTTTTCCTTTCAAATTTTAGCTAGATTATAGATATTTACGAGGTCTTCCGTGGTGTCACTGCCACCAGTAATTAACCCAGATTCTCGCAATTCATCCGCTAGTAGTTTTAATTTAGGGCTCTTGTCCGATGGAATAGCACTATCTGCATTCAACGAGTTCTTCACTTTCACTTTGAAATTATTGGACGGGAAAATATGCCCGTCCAGTTTAATTTCAAGGTAGTAAGTGCCAGTAGCTACTGCCTTACCCATTGAGAATGTGAACACCCCATTTTCAACAGTAACGTCTTGATAGAGTGCCACGGTTTCGTCGTTTGACAGTGTGAGCTTACCCGTGCCGGATAGCTCCATGCGTTTTCCATCGTACCCTAGAATTTCAAAACCAAAGACGGAAGTGGTGTCCCCAGATTTGAGAATATCGCCACCTTCCGTCTGGTTGATAGAGGTCATGAGCTTAGCCATAGGCTAGTCCTCATAAGGTTTAGTGTATGATAGTGCTCGTTCGCTATCGCTAAGACCTTTTGTTGTTGGGTCTGGGAACATATTCAAGGCGTTGACCACTGTCAAGCCTACCAAGTATGGATTAGACAAGAATCTGCCAAACAATCCAAACAATGCTCCCCAGCTTGTGATATCTTCAAATTTGATACCAAAGTAAGCCAAAACTGGCAACACCAATGCGAGTGCAAAGCGTGTTACGAATGTACGGTTTTTAAAACGAATAGACCAGTTAATTTTCATGTTAGTTCCTCACTTCTAAATTAATGTATTTTTTATAAAGGGCGTCAATGTACCCGTTGCCACCTAATTTTTTATAGCTGGAGTGCATTTTGTGGATCACATCCGAATTATGAACGGTGGTATATCCACGCTCTAATTCTTTATTAATATCACGCTCAAGGCGTAGATACATGGTAACAAGGTGTGCTTCATCATGCACGGCTAGTTTGTCATTTAATTCGTTGATTTTTTCGTTGTTTGATTCACCGATTTGTTGAACAACTTCAACCGAATCGTGGATATTGTCTAACTCGTTTTTTAAATCTCCGAATTGCGACTTGCTTAAATTAGCGGACTTGCTAGCTTTCATACCAAACCAGCCCGTTGCTATGACTCCGATAGTAGGGGCAAGGTGGTCAATCAAATCAGAAATATTCATCTTTTATTTTTACCCCCATTTTTTTACGCATCAAGCCTCTGTCGTATCAGCCAAAATCTCATCTTCTACTTTGTAACGCAAGTCACGTAGAGCACGTTCGTCTGTACGCATTTCTTGACGGTGTTTTGCATAGAGTTCAGCGTTTAGAAGATTCTCTTGGACAGTAGAGACCGCATTGGAATCTACGCTGATGAAAGTTTGCTTAACAAGGATTGTAGCTCCTTCTTCTTCGACGTTAAATTCTGCATTGATTGTGCGTTGTTTTGTAATTTTAAGTGACATGATGTCATTTTCCTTTCTTAATTATCTTCAGTTAGATATGTGACTGTGCCGGTGTAGATAGCACGGTCTTGTGATTGGTTGGTTAAGTTAATACTGCCGTCCGGTGATAGATGCCAGACTGCTACTCCAGTATGGTTAGTACCAACGTTTTTATTTGCAACTAAATGCACTGGAATAGCTGGTCTAAAACCGCTTGGAATAGTGTTAGTCATTGCCCCGTTCTCGTACACACCAACGGCATAGTCAGAACGGATAAGGCTAGCAGTTACTACCGAGCCTTTTCGAGCAAGCGACACCTTAACACCCCAGCCAATGTCTACCTCTTGTTTAACCACCGCTGGTTCTTGTTTCTCGGGTTTAGGTGTGTATTCAATCCACGAGCCGTTAGAATTATTGGTTACTGTACGTTTAAACATGCGATCAGAAACAGTCGTTAGTGTTTGATGATATCCAGAAACACTTTCCACGACTTCCAAATAAGCACCCTCGCCCTGTGCCGGATGGTTTTTATAGTTACCTAAAATCGAATAAAAACCAGTGGTTCTATAATCGTTTAGGTTAGCTACTTTGTTATCGATTGCCGCACCATTTGGCTCGGTCAACTTATGGTGCTGTATCTGTTTTCGGTCCGAATAAATCAAGCCGTTGACATCTAACGTACCCATTTCACGATATTTTCCAATACCAACACCATCACGTTCGTAACTCATCACTACCTTATCCGTTGAAACCGTGATAACAAATTCTGTGTATGAGAACTTATCTTCAACACGCCCCAGCACTTCCCACGAGGCATCAGCTGGATACTTACCGTTAAGATTAGCGTCCGAGCCATTTAATTCAGAAATATTCTGCCATTCGTTCGTGCTATCAGTCGTGTAAGTATCCGTTCCGACTTTCCTTGTTTTAAAAGTCAACTTGGTTGTGTTCTTTTGTGTGCCGTTGACGGACAAGGCTGCAACCTTTAAGAACCGTTTCAGTGTAATCGTGTCTAATTTTTCGCCCGTTCGTTTGGCTTCAAAACGTAGTGTCGGGTTAAAATATGCCAGCACTGTAATGGACTGTTCTCGCCAATCAGACCACACGCCCCGACTGTCTTGTACTTTGGCTCTAACAGTCATTTGCTTGTCGGTCATCGTTGTCGGCACAGTTAGAATACCACCGTTCGTTTGTGCGGAAGTGTTCCCACTTACGATTTCTGCATAGTAGCCCGTGATGGAAGCCCCTGCCGTACCTCTAGCACCGTCAAACCCGACCTTGATACGAGATAGCGTGCTGACAAAATGCGTAGGATTAGGAATAAGGTTTTGTGTCACGGGGTTTGTGTCCGATAGATTGAAACCAGTGAAACCCGGCTTAAAAAGATTGGTCGGGATATTGACCGTGATTCTTCGAATATCCTTACCGACTTCGACACCGTTGTTGTAAGTTACATAAGTTATTGTTCCCGTACCACTAGCAGAGTTTGGAAACTGGTTGGCAATCTCAATAGGCGGTGTCCATGTATAGCTGGTGTCAATATTATCACCAGCTATTTTCTGGTCATAGCTACCGATAGTAACCCAGATAGAATGCCTCATCCATGCTTCACGCTTAGTAATATTGATGGTCACTGGTTTAGCGATTTCAGCCGTCACATCCGCACCATAGCTTGCACGGGAAATAGTGGTCAAGGTGAGACTTGCATTATTAATAGGTATCACCTTGTTATTACTCTTATTCTTAAATTCTCCACGGTAGTAAATTGTGCGTGTCCCATCTCCATCGTGAGCGACAGTGACCTCTTGGTCAATCAACATAGCTGTTTGATTAGGCTCAACAGTTAATGTGCCAGAATTTGATAAACGTTTCCCGCCGTCATAATCGATGTACGCTTCCCAAGGAACACCAGAAATTTTAGTATCTCCGTTTTCCCAATAGAGCTGTAAACGCACTTGAGATGTATTCCTATCAATGTTCGTGCTAGCTTCATACGCACGCAGAATCGCTTTCCCTCCAGCCATTAATAATTACCTCCTACCCATTTAATTACGTTTCGGTTTGGGTCAATCAAGTCTTGCTCTTCACGATAGTATCCAATCTGAATAGCTTTCGAGAAGATACCATTTTCGATGTGGATAACACCTTTATCGATGTACATAACTTCAGTACCCGAACTAAACATAGAGATACGCTTATCCGAAACCATCACTGAGTTAGAACCGTCATTTTTACCAATAGTCAAGCCCTCGTTGGATGCTCGCATGTAATTGTCGAGGAAGTTCCAACGCTGAGATGTTTCGCCTAAATCGTTTTGCAGTTTAACAATACGCTGACTTGCTTCAACTAATGCTTTTTCGGTCTTGTTCTTGTTTTCTTGGTTTGTTGACAAGAAATCTTGGTAAGATTTCACCCACTGGTTGACCACTGATAGACTAGCTTTAGCCTTCAACTCAGCTTGTACGATTGAATTAAGCTCGTTCAGTTTGTTAATCTGGTCTTGCGTCAACGCACTATCAGCCTTGCTATTCAATTGGCTTGCTAGGTCTTTTGGAGACGCTTGCCATGCTCGGTCAGTCGTCCCCTCGTAGCAATCTAATTCAGTGAAGAATAACAGCGACTCGCTACCGTTAGTCGTGCCGGTGTTATCGACACGGATGAAGCCTTCGTCACAGTCGCCGGAGTTAAAAGTGAAATGAAATTTCTTAACACCGCTTGTTGATGGCGAACCATCGAAATGCTTGATATTGACGACTTTACTAAAGTCTTTAGTTTCGTTTGACTTACGACCAAGGAAATAGATATCCATTCCTTTTAGATTACCGCCTGCCAAGATTGAAACGTTAAGAGAATAGTTGGTATTTCGTTTCACTGGAAATCTCAGCGTAGCGCTAGGCGTTGTTGTTGTTGTTGTTGAAAGCAAAAACAACGGCTTAGAACCGTTGTAATATAATGAATGACTTGAAACAGATAAATTCGAGTTAGGTTGTGTGGCTAACCAATACCCCCAACCGTCCAGATTATCCGGAAAAGCTGAGTTAGTTATCAGATTTTCACCACCAACCGAAACACTGCCGGCCATGTCGTTCCATGAGTAATCGGCAGGGTTGGTACTGTCTGTTCTGTCAAAGTTAGTACATACACCCAAATAGCGCTTGTTACCATTCTGGGTCAAACTGAAACCACTTCGACCATCGGCGCTATCGGCATAGGCAAAATGGACATAAGGTGTTCGTCCGTCTGCCCCAGCCTTACCAGGGATTCCATCCCGTCCATCGCTACCCTTCCACTTAGACCAACGATAGTCTTGCGGATTACGACTATCGGCAGTATTGAAATCTTGGTACATACCAATGAATGGTTTATTAGTGTCGGTTTGACTAAATCCACCACCAGAAGAGGAATATGAGTACTTTGA